GATTCAAATCTGGAGAGCCTGTATATCGAGCAGATGATGAGAAACGAGGGCAAGCGTTTCACCGAGTATGAGTGTGCCGTTATGTACAAGCGTTTCCGTGATGAGTTCGGATATTCCCAGGCTGAGATAGCAGCTAAGTTCCATAAAAGCCCAGCTGCCATTTGCAAGTGCCTGAGCTTGCTGGAGCTGCCTGATTATATCCAGAGAAAGGTTGCTACTGGTGCTATGAGCGTTATGGCAGCAAAGGAGATTATTTCCAACTATGACACAGAGGCTGAACAAGTGGAGGCAGCTAAGGCTGTGGTTCAGAAAGCCAGCGAGAAAGGCAAAAAGAGCGTTACCAGCAAGCTGGTGAACGAGACGATACAGGCTGCAAAGGAGGCAAAGACCGTCTCCACAGCATTGAAAACCCTGCTGAATTATCTGGGCAGCAGCGTTAAGGTGGACGTTGCTGTGCTGTCTGACTGCCTGGACAGTACAGGTGATATAGAACAGGCACTGACACTTTACAAACAATTATAATGGCTATGGATGAGCAAAAGAAAATCAAGGCTCCAGAGGAAATGACAACTGAGGAGCTGGCAAAGGCTGTAAAGCCTAACTATGTGCTTTCTGAGTATTTCAGGAAGAAACGTCTGAACAGGATCAGCAGCGAGTTTCTCAGACAGCTGTGCATAACGTACCTGAGGGAACCTGAGGAGAGGGATGAGTATGGAGCCTACAAGGTGGGCACGTTCACCTTTGAGCAATTTGTGATTGAGACAGGACGTGTCGGAGACGATGGATTGTGGAGGATTCATATTACAGGAGAAAACCCTGTGTCTGAGCACAAGATCTGGCGGATCCGAGACAAGTTTATTCCAGACAGGTGCAATATGATGAGGTTCTATGAGAGCCGTGCAACCAGGCTGGGCAGCAGAGAGGTGATCCTTATGGAGTTCCCAAACTTGAATGACGACGAAATGTGGAATATGGGAGAAAATGAGCAATGTATTACGTTGGAATAGACACGGGGACACACACTGGGTTTGCCGTGTGGAATAACCGTACAAGGCAGTTTGAGAGCATTGAGGAGTACAAGCTGTACAAGGCTCTGGAGAAGTGCCACGAGCTGAGGAAACGATCCGAGGCTGAGGGCACAAAGCTGTTTATCAGAGTGGAGGATGCCAGGCTGAGGACGTGGTATGGCAATAAGATCTCCAGGGAGGAGGAGCGAAAGAAGCTCCAGGGCGTGGGGATGGTAAAGAGGGATTGCAACATCTGGGAGGAGTTTCTGACAGACTATAAATTCGAGTTCCAGATGGTGGCACCAAAGAACAATGCCACGAAGCTGGATGCAAATCAGTTCCGAGCAATTACAGGCTACAAGGAACGTACAAACGAACACAAGAGGGATGCTGCTATGCTTGTATTCGGATTCTGAGGTGATTTTTGTTTTTCTTTGCCCTTTCTTTGCCCTTTCTTTGCCTTTTAGTGTGTTTGTTGAACACAATTTATTATATTTGCACTTGATTAACTCAGTAAATAGGAATATGAGTGCTTTATGGATTATGGTTCTGGTTCTCCTGGTTGTCGCTCTGGCAGGACTGGTGGTGTTCTGTGGCGTGATTGCCAGACGTTTACTGCCTGAGGAGCTGCTGAAAGTGGGAGACAAAGTGGAGATCTTCACTGACGGTGAATATAACAGGACGGCTACAATAACAGGACTGACATGGAACCGTCTGTATATTTATGACACGCTGCCTTTGCCTTTGGACTACAGGGGCACTTTCTACGGAATGGGCACCGACATTGATGGTGTGGATTTCTGGTATCTGGCGAACAGGAAGCACTATTTCCTGGTTCCCTTTGCTGAGTGGATAAGACGTGCCTACAGGCAGCTGTCCTATCCTTTCAACCTTTGTCCTGTAACGAGTGAGGGGGAACTGCTGACCGCTGCACAGAAGCAGAAAGCAGAATCTGAGAAATTCCAGGCTGAGGAGGAAAATTCGCCCAGTAAAAATAACGAGACTGACACTGACGAATGAGAGTAGAGGAGCAAATAACCTACAGGAAAGTGTCAGATCTGACACTGCTTGCTGAGAATCCACGGACTATAAAGAAAGCGGATTTTCAGCGTTTGGTTGATAGTATCAAGATCAATGGGTTCTGGAAACACAGACCGCTTGCCCTGGAGGAGCAGGACGGCAAACTGGTAGTCCTGTGCGGAAACCAGAGGCTCAAAGCAGCCAAGAAACTCAAACTCCAGGAGGTTCCGACACTCCTTTATTCCGAGCTTACGGATGATGAGAGGATAGATCTTATCCTCAGGGACAATATCAACAACGGAGATTGGGACGGCAATAAGCTCCAGGTGGAGGGAATGTTCTCTGGAGTAGATCTGGATTTCATAGGATTGCGAGTAAGCAGCTTCACCGAGGATGAGGATGAGAAGCCGAGAAAGACTGCAAAGGGTAAAAAGCAGGATCCAGAGGATGAAGCATCCGAGGAGCCTGAGGGCACCGAGACTAAGGAGACCAGCGAGGAGGACAATGAGAAAGAGGCGTTCTACAGATCAATGTTCAAGGACTGTCTGTATGCCTCGAACAATCCTTTCGACATACCGACACTGGATCCCAAGATGCAAGCTGGGAATCTG